AGCAAAAGCAGGTCAATTATATTCAATATGGAAAGAATAAAAGAACTACGGAATCTGATGTCGCAGTCTCGCACTCGCGAGATACTAACAAAAACCACAGTGGACCATATGGCCATAATTAAGAAGTACACATCAGGGAGACAGGAAAAGAACCCGTCACTTAGGATGAAATGGATGATGGCAATGAAATATCCAATTACAGCTGACAAGAGGATAACAGAAATGGTTCCTGAGAGAAATGAGCAAGGACAAACTCTATGGAGTAAAATGAGTGATGCCGGGTCAGATCGAGTAATGGTATCACCTTTGGCAGTGACATGGTGGAATAGAAATGGACCAATGACAAGTACGGTTCATTATCCAAAAATCTACAAGACTTATTTTGAGAAAGTCGAAAGGTTAAAACATGGAACCTTTGGCCCTGTCCATTTTAGAAACCAAGTCAAAATACGCCGAAGAGTTGACATAAACCCTGGTCATGCAGACCTCAGTGCCAAGGAGGCACAAGACGTAATCATGGAAGTTGTTTTCCCCAATGAAGTGGGGGCCAGGATACTAACGTCGGAATCACAATTAACAATAACCAAAGAGAAAAAAGAAGAACTCCAAGATTGCAAAATTTCTCCTTTGATGGTTGCATACATGTTAGAGAGAGAACTTGTCCGAAAAACGAGATTTCTCCCAGTTGCTGGTGGAACAAGCAGTGTGTACATTGAAGTGTTACACTTGACTCAAGGAACATGTTGGGAACAGATGTACACCCCAGGTGGAGAAGTGAGGAATGATGATGTTGATCAAAGTCTAATTATTGCAGCCAGGAACATAGTGAGAAGAGCAGCAGTATCAGCAGATCCACTAGCATCTTTATTGGAGATGTGCCACAGCACACAGATTGGCGGGACAAGGATGGTGGACATTCTTAGGCAGAACCCAACGGAAGAACAAGCTGTGGATATATGCAAGGCTGCAATGGGACTGAGAATCAGCTCATCCTTCAGTTTTGGCGGGTTCACATTTAAGAGAACAAGCGGGTCATCAATCAAGAGAGAGGAAGAAGTGCTTACGGGCAATCTCCAAACATTGAAAATAAGGGTGCATGAGGGGTACGAGGAATTCACAATGGTGGGGAAAAGGGCAACAGCTATACTCAGAAAAGCAACCAGGAGATTGGTTCAGCTGATAGTGAGTGGAAGAGACGAACAGTCAATAGCCGAAGCAATAATTGTAGCCATGGTGTTTTCACAAGAAGATTGCATGATAAAAGCAGTTAGAGGTGACCTGAATTTCGTTAATAGGGCAAATCAGCGATTGAATCCCATGCATCAACTTTTAAGACATTTTCAGAAAGATGCAAAAGTGCTCTTTCAAAATTGGGGAATTGAACATATCGACAATGTAATGGGAATGATTGGAGTATTACCAGACATGACTCCAAGCACAGAGATGTCAATGAGAGGGATAAGAGTCAGCAAAATGGGCGTGGATGAATACTCCAGCACAGAGAGGGTAGTGGTAAGCATTGACCGGTTTTTGAGAGTTCGAGACCAACGAGGAAATGTACTACTATCTCCTGAGGAGGTCAGTGAAACACAGGGGACAGAGAAACTGACAATAACTTACTCATCGTCAATGATGTGGGAGATTAATGGCCCTGAGTCAGTGTTGGTCAATACCTATCAGTGGATCATCAGAAACTGGGAAACTGTTAAAATTCAATGGTCTCAGAATCCTACAATGCTATACAATAAAATGGAATTTGAGCCATTTCAGTCTTTAGTTCCTAAGGCCATTAGAGGCCAATACAGTGGATTTGTTAGGACTCTATTCCAACAAATGAGGGATGTACTTGGGACATTTGATACCACCCAGATAATAAAGCTTCTTCCCTTTGCAGCCGCCCCACCAAAGCAAAGTAGAATGCAGTTCTCTTCATTGACTGTGAATGTGAGGGGATCAGGAATGAGAATACTTGTAAGGGGCAATTCTCCTGTATTCAACTACAACAAGACCACTAAGAGACTAACAATTCTCGGAAAGGATGCTGGCACTTTAACTGAAGACCCAGATGAAGGCACATCCGGAGTGGAGTCCGCTGTTCTGAGAGGATTCCTCATTCTGGGCAAGGAAGATAGAAGATATGGACCAGCATTAAGCATCAATGAACTGAGTACCCTTGCAAAAGGAGAAAAGGCTAATGTACTAATTGGGCAAGGAGACGTGGTGTTGGTAATGAAACGAAAACGGGACTCTAGCATACTTACTGACAGCCAGACAGCGACCAAAAGAATTCGGATGGCCATCAATTAATGTTGAATAGTTTAAAAACGACCTTGTTTCTACT